AAAGCCATTGTCAAGCTCAACGCCTGCATCAACGCCTATAACGAAGTGAGGGTTTTAGTAAATGGTCAATAGTCAGCAGCTCCAACAACTGCACATTGGTCCAGAGTGGGTCGATGCGCTTAATGAAACATTCCAGCGCTTTGACATTTCAACGCCATTGCGCCAGGCTGCCTTTATTGGTCAATGTGGGCATGAGTGTGGCAACTTTAGGATTCTGGAAGAGAACTTAAACTATCGTGCTGCCACCTTGCTCAAGCTGTTTTCTCAGAATCCTAAGCGACTATGGGGATTTACGCCTGATTCGGCTGCCGAGTATGAGAAGCAGCCAAAGAAGATTGCCAACCGCATCTATGGCAATCGTATGAACAACAGGGATGAGGCTAGTGGTGATGGCTATCGTTTCCGAGGCCGTGGTTGCATTCAATTGACAGGCTCTGCCAACTACCACCACGCTGGCCAAGCGCTTGGCGTGGACCTGATCATGCAGCCGGAGCTGGTGGCCACGCCCCAGTATGCAGCGCTGACTGCTGGATGGTTTTGGAACACCCACAAGCTCAACCAGTATGCAGACAGCCAGGATTACCGGACCATGACCAAGAAGATCAATGGCGGCTTTATTGGGCTAGATGATAGAATTAAGCATATAAATGAAGCACTTTCAGTGCTTACTTAAATTAAATTGACATATAAGTCATGTAAGGTGTTGATATGTCAAACATTCCCACACCAGAAGACTCCGCGCTTTTTGCACAAAGTGTGCGGAAGTGGCAGCAAGTGCTTAATCTTGGCGACTGGCGCATTGAGAAGGGTTTGAAGCCTGCAAAGAATGCCATGGCTTCAGTGGAATTTAATGAAGCGGCCAGACTGGCCACATATCGTTTGGGTGACTTTGGTGCTGAAAAGATCACCCCAGAATCTTTAGACCAGACGGCCCTGCATGAATTGCTTCATGTCTTTTTGCATGATCTTATGACAGTGGCCCAAGACCCTAAGTCATCTCAAGATGAGATTGAGACACAAGAGCATAGGGTGGTCAATCTGCTGGAAAAATTACTCTCTAAGGATTCTCATGGGCGCTCATAACGAAACTTGCAGTGATATGGAGTTTATCCAACTGTGGGGTCAACTTCAATCTGCCACAAAAATAGCCAAACATTTGGGAATAAACAATAGGGCGGCTCATTTACGCAGAAGGTGGATTGAAAAACAATACAACATGGTACTTAACGCAAGTGACTTGCGTGGTATGCAATACGATAAAAACAAACCTAAGTCTTTCTCTCCTCTAAAACAAGTAGAACTTGGCATCCTAGATGGCACTGTCATTGTCTTCTCAGATGCTCACTTCATACCTGGTCAACGAACAACTGCTTTTAAAGGGCTTCTATGGGCTATCCAAGAGTTCAAGCCCAAAGCCATTATCTGTAACGGGGATGCGTTTGATGGTGCGTCTATAAGCCGCCATGATGTAACTGAACAACCAGCGACCACTGTTATTCAAGAACTAAAGGCTTGTCAGGGTGCGCTTAACGAAATAGAGGAGATTGCAAAGTCTGTCCGACATAATGTAAAGCTACTGTGGACATGGGGCAATCACGATGTCAGATTTGGCAACCGACTGGCCCAACACGCACCACAATTTAAAGAAGTATTGGGGTTTAAGCTGACAGACCATTTCCTAGATTGGGACTTCTGCTGGGCAGTGTGGCCCACTGAACAGTGCATCATCAAGCACCGATACAAAGGGGGAGTTCATGCCACCCACAACAACACTGTGAATGCTGGAGTCTCGATAGTGACTGGCCATTTGCATTCACTCAAAGTCACGCCATTTGCTGACTATAACGGGAACAGATTTGGGGTCGATACCGGAACATTAGCAGAGACTGATGGCCCACAATTTACCTATGCCGAAATCAATCCAGCCAATCATCGATCAGGCTTTGCGGTGCTGAACTTCTTTAATGGGACACTTTTGTGGCCAGAGCTGGTCCACAAATTTGACGAAGACATGGTGGAATTTAGGGGTGAGGTCATCGATGTGGGTGCATTTTGAGCGCCTGGCTGATCATTCTGACTGGCGCGATCTATGCCTACATTGCTGGGGAGCAGCTCTTTAAAGGCAACCCGCACATGGCGGTGGTCTATGCAGGCTACGCATTTTCAAATGTGGGGCTGTACTTGATGGCCAAGTAAGCCCCATTTAGGGCAAAATCAAGTCATGGCAAGCCAAACCCAACAACTTGAAAATCCCACTCCACCAGGACTCGGTTATCCGACCGAGACCTATGAGCGCAGGCATTTCAACGAAAACAATGGCGCATTGACTGTTTACCTTAAAAAACTGTCATTTGTGCTTGGTTCTTTGTTTGGACCAAGAGGTGGTCGGTTTATGAATGCGCCTTATGGAGCATTTCAAGATTCGACAGACCAGACTGCGGCCAACACCACCACGGCCTATGCAGTCACATTCAACACCACAGACTTTTCCAATGGCGTGACTGTGGCCAGTGGGTCTCGGATTACTGTGGCCGATGCTGGAATCTGGAACTGTCAATTTTCCATTCAAATGAAAAACACGACCAATGACACGCAAGACGCTGAAATCTGGTTTAGAAAAAATGGGACAAACATTGACAACTCAAACAGCAGATTTAATCTTTCACCCAGAAAGTCATCAGGCGATCCAAGTCACATCATTGCTGCATTGAATTTCTTTGTAAGCATGAACAGCACTGACTATATTGAGATAATGTGGCGAGTGAGCGATGTTGGTGTCTCCATTGAGCATTACGCTGCTGGAACAAGCCCCACACGGCCAGCCACTCCATCGGCCATTGTCACAATGAGCTTTGTCTCAAACATTACCTAAATACTGCCATGTACATACCTTTAAAGTTACCCCCAGGTGTTTTCCGAAATGGTACTGAATACCAGGCAGCTGGCCGCTGGTATGACGCAAACCTAGTGCGCTGGTATGAAGGGACACTGCGCCCCATCAATGGATGGCGCACCAGGTCAAGCTCACAGATGACAGGCTCATGCCGAGGCATCATTACTTGGCGCGATAACAGTGGCAATCGATACATTGGCGCTGGAACACATTCCAAGCTCTATGCCATGAATGAGGCTGGGACACTCAAAGACATCACGCCCACAGGCTTCACAAGCGGCTATGCCAGCTCCACAGTGCTGACTGGCTATGGTTACAGCACTTATGGCACATTGGCCTATGGCGTGGCGCGGCCTGACACTGGAACACCCATTGCAGCCACCACCTGGTCACTTGATACATGGGGTGAGTATTTGATTGCTTGCTCTTCATGGGATGGCAAGATTTATGAGTGGCAATTAGGCTTCTCAACGCCCACATTGGCAGCGGCAATCACCAATGCACCCGTCAACAACAAGGCGGTTTTAGTCACTCAAGAGCGCATTATCTTTGCCCTTGGCGCTGGTGGAAACCCACGCAAGGTGCAGTGGTGCGACCAAGAGAACAATACCCAGTGGACACCAGCAGGCGACAATCTTGCAGGCGATTATGACTTGGCCAGCCCTGGTACATTGATGGCTGGCAAGCGGGTCAAGGGTGTAAACCTACTGTTTACAGATGTGGATGTCCACACGGCCCAGTATGTTGGCGCTCCATTTGTCTATGGTTTTGAGAAGGCCGCAAGCGGCTGCGGTCTCATTTCGGCCCAGGCTGTGGCGGCCATTGATACGGCAGCCATTTGGATGAGCAATTCTGGCTTTTGGATATATGACGGCTACGTCAAACCACTGCCAAGTGATGTGTCAGATTACATTTTTACCAATATCAACTTTGCCCAGGCATCTAAGATTTATTCGGTCCATGTCAGTAAATTTGGTGAAATCTGGTGGTTCTACCCAAGTGCAGCCAGCAATGAGAATGACAGCTATGTCACTTTCAATTACCGCGAAAACCACTGGAACATTGGCACATTGGCCCGAACTGCTGGTGTTGATGCTGGTGTTTACACATACCCTTTGATGGTCTCAAGCACTGGCTACATCTACGAGCATGAGGTCGGTTTTAACTATGACAGCGCCAGCCTTTATGCTGAGTCTGGACCAGTCCAATTGGGCAATGGCGACAACATCATGTCTGTGCGCCAAGTTGTCCCAGATGAGCAGACGCTGGGCGAGGCGGTGGTTTCATTCAAAACCCGCAATTACCCGACAGGCACACAATCGTCATTTGGACCATATACGGCAGCCAACCCGACTTCTGTCCGGTTTTCTGGCCGCCAAGTCAATATGAAGGTGACTGGAAACACTTTGGCCGACTGGCGCATTGGCGTGATGAGGCTTGACGCTGTGCCAGCTGGTAAGCGATGAGCGACAAAGAACAACTGGAGAGGTTACGCCACCATGTGGAGGCGGCATTAGAATACTCCGGAGGCACACATAATTTTGACGATGTCGCTGAGATGGTTGAGGATCACAGATTACAGCTGTGGCCAGCCAAGGACTCGGTGGTGTTGACAGAGATCATTGTCTATCCCAGGCTAAAGAATTTGCATTATTTTCTGGCTGGTGGCGACCTAG